TCATTCCAAGATGAAAAGTGCTGATCAAACATCGGTTTCAAAGCCATATTAAAGTTATCCTTTAGGTTGGCTAATTCGACCTTTCGGCATGTTATGCGAACGTCTTGTTTTATTCGTATCTTTAGCAACTGGCTTTACTGCTTTCTCAGTCCGGCTAACTGCTTTCTTTGAGTTCTTTGCTTGACGCTTACCATATGGATTTGGTTTCATTTCTTTCTCCCTGCTTTTCGTTTAACAGAATAGGCAATCGCAACAGCTTGCTTTTGCGGTTTACCCGCTTTCATTTCAGCCTTAATGTTTTCCTTGAAGGCTGCTTTTGATTTCGATTTTTTAAGTGGCATTATCGTCTCTTCCCATAAACAGTTTCATAAAGTTTTCGACGTTCAGTTGCATTCGCTCCATCCATATGACGACGCACTTGTCGTTCGAGCTGTCGATCAGATAACTTATAGATTTGCTTTAACTCTTGTTGAGATGCTTCTCGCAAATCATTCCATGTTACTTTACGCTCCATTACGCGCTCCTTCTCTTGCAGATTCTTTCATAGCCTGTTTAGCATTATGAATATCCATTCGATGATTATGGTGCATGTCATGCTTTTTAATTTCAAGATCAACTTGTTTAGCAAAGCGTTCCGTTTGCGCTTTAACAAGTTCAACCGCATTCTCATCATGCGATATTCTAACATCCGCTAATACTTTACGTTCTTCTTGTTGAAGTTTCATCATATCAACTTTAAATTGCATTTGATCTTTAACTGATTGTTGTTGCAACTTCTGCATGTCAATTTGTGCTTTAATCATTGCAGGATTGTTTTGCGCTTCTTGCTGTTGCGCTTGTTGTGCTGCTTGTTTCTGTTGCTGCAACTCTTGCAACCATGAATCTACCATTTGTTTTAATTGCTCGATGCCTTTACCTTCCATGTTATCCAATACAAAGTTTAGACCTTTCTCTGCAATAAATTGTGCGAAAAGCTCCGACATTCCCATCATCTCTTTTACCATCATGATTGTGCGAGATTTCTGTACCTGGAATGAAGCACCAGCTTTAACAACAACATTCAAGACATTTGCGTCATAAAACATATTAATGCCATCTTCACCATGAATTTTAACATATGACTTTTGTCCGTCATTATCCATAATAGGAAGTGTACGAGGTGTGGTATAATATTTCGGCAATAAATCCGTATAGATTTGAGCGCCACGTTGATATCCTTGTAAGTAACCCACAATATATGGCATAGCAGCCGCATTTGATTGTGATGCTGCTTCTACTAATGCTACCCCTGATAACTGATTGTTGTTTATGCCTAATGATGCATCATACGATCCTAAAATATTTTGAATCAATGCATCAGAACCAGTAAAAGCTTGTGCAATTTCAGGTGGCGCTGGAATCTTGACAACTTCTCTAATCGGATCAGGAATTGGTTGATCTGGATTTTCTTCATAAAATGCATTAACAATAATGTTAGAAGGTTTCTGAACATCTTTAATAGCCGCCAGCCATTCTTCTTCTTTTGGCAATGCTTCTTTCTTAATCATAAACTTATGCTGTACTGTATTTTCAATTTCATTAGCTAATGCAATACCAGCATAATTTTTTAATCGTTGAGCGCCTTTTGCATGATAAACATAAGGTCTTGTTACCTGTCGAACATTACCATTTTTTGGCGTTTTAATTAAAACAGAATTACCATCAACAAATATTAAAGGTAAATATGAAAAGTCCGTTTCAACTTCTTCAAGTATTTTATTTTCAATTAACCTAGTGCGATGAATAGTTTCAATTTTTGTGGTACGCATCTTGCCGATTGGTCTTGGCATCTGCGCGAAATCGTTCCACTCTTTTTCCATTTTGGCATATTGCTTTTTAGTAACAACTTTACCATCACTCAACTTCATGATTTGCTCGTCTTTCGATTTCTTTTCATAGAAATCTGCAACAACTAATATTTCCGTTGTGTCATTTAAGTATGACCAATTAAATCCAGCAAAATCACGTCTGAAATTCATCTCTTCAAGTGATACATCAGGATATTCATCTTCAAAATCTTCTTTAGACATGGGAAATAATTCAAAACAAAATCGTCCATCACCTTTATGTGAATATCTTGCAAGCTGATCAAATCCACATAATGTCGGATCAAAGCAGCGTTCGATCGTAATAATTTGATCCATACTCATTGAATTTGCATAATCAGTTTTAACTTTTAATGTGCTAAAACCACCAGATAACAAATCTTTGTAAACTTCATATCGCGTATGATAATTAGCAGAATCTGTTAAGGTATGTCTTAAATGTTGCTCTAAAACTTTAATAGTTGCAGGATCTGCGGTGTTTTGGTCATCAGCATTAACTTCGATATCTGGTTCTTGTTTGCTAAATTCACCAAGTAATCGTGATATATAAGCTTCCAGAATATTAAATTCTAGTTGAGGTTTGCTCAACGTAATCAATAAAGTGATTTCTTCTTCTCTTAAAGATGATTCGAAAACAAACCGTCTAAATTCATTATAACGGTCGTAATTAGGTTTGAAATAATCATGTGCGCGTCGAACGGTTGTTTTAATCCGTTCGAGTTTATCGGGGTTATACTTCGCCACTTCCATGTGACTATCCTTGTCAACAAGTTCAAGGACATTATATAGTCAAAATATTCATAATAATAGCTTGGTCAATGGATTGGTTAATCGTAGTTCTCATAATCGGGCTACTCATGTTCTCATAGTCAGTCAATCGGAAATTAGCAATTCAATGTTCGCATAATCGGAGTTAGCATTAACACTAGTGATATCGGAATCGAACCGATGACCTCACGCTTATCAAGCATGTACTCTAACCAGCTGAGCTAATCATTTATTAACTTCCCAAAGAAGTTTGGCTGATAACGTTTCCAACCACGGCTACGTGAATTGCAATTCACTAAGGATTAAGGCTCCTAGCGGCCTTTCCATTCGCCCCAAGCTAATTTTGTTACGCTTTAATGATAACCTTTCTTTCAAAATCTTGCATTACCATTGGATCAACTGAAACCTCACAAGTCCAGTTTGCTTGTTGGATGACCGCATCAATTAATCGTAATTGTCTTGCAGCCCAATCAAACTCAGCGGTGACTTGCGATAAATCAAGCTTTGGATAGTTTGCATTAATCTCTTCAATACCATCAGTGACTTTGACACGTTGACCACGAATCTCATAATAGACTTGCGTATCTTTAAATTTTTTCAAAACTTCCACTTTTTCTTGTAACTCTTTTCGTCGCAATAAGGCTTCCGCTAATTTTAAAGTTTTCATGATAATTCCCTATTTATATGCTGATTTCTTCAGTCGGTCGATTTGGTTAGAACTGCTTAACATAGATTTTGCCATCGCATCATATTTCTTCTTACTGGAATCAGTCAAGGCTTTTTCTGGCAATGCAAATGTTAATGCTAATGCATCAGCTTCATCTGGTGATCTAATCCCGCGCTTTTTGGCATCGCTCTTTTTTTCCATCTTCAATCGATCTTTGGAATCGTGTTCATACCTGAGTCCACACAAATCAGCATGCAAGGTATCCATATCAGGAATTTGTGCCGGTTGCTCTAATAACCATTGCCGCATCAATCCCCACATCTCAGAGCGCTTATTGCAATAGCGGTCTTCATTCAACGCAGTTTCAGCACTATTGACCGCGACAATCACATCAGCATGACCCAATTCTTTCAAGCGATCATAAACACCGGCACCAAGTCCGCCAATGTCAATACATACACGAGTAGGCGATTCATCATTAATAATGCGATGCACCATGCCAGCAATCGACATAGTATCTTTCTTGTGAAAGCTATTTAATCCATAAGCAACACGACCTTTGCGCCTAATTATCGATGTGCGATCATCACCAAAGCGCGCAGGATCAACACCTACGATTAATGCGCCAACCGGTTCAGCATTGCATTTACGTGCGGCCATTACTTCACTAGGTGTGATAAATGAATCTTCGCCAGTCGTTTGAAATGCTTCAGTCGGCGTACAAGGATACTGCGACATAAAAGCGCGCAAACCAGGTAAACCCTTATGACTATTTTCCACAATCTTTTCACGTCGCCACATGATTTGATTGTCGTTTAGACTATATATGCGTTTTAACTCTATCTCTTCATCAGTTAAAGTAAATCCTTCAGCCAATGGCGCTTTATATTCATCATTCCAATACCACGGAATAAATATTGGCATGAATTGCGAAATACCTTCTTCAGCTAATTGCCATTGTTCATGAAAGTAATTACCAATACCATCGGCTGTTGATTCTAGGAATATCTCCGATCGATCACGCGGAACAGATTGCAAAATACCCTTGGCATGTTCCTCAGCATTAGGCCAGTAGGCAACTTCGGAACCATGGAACAACTGAATCGTTGCAGATCGTCCAACAGATTTATTGCCAGCCGTACCAAGCATATAACCAGAATCTAATTTCGAGAAAATTAATTCTTTTGCATTGGATGCACGCGTGGTCGGCTTCATGATATCTGGGCAGTGTTCATGATAACGCTTAACCATGTCGAATAAGTTATTCGTAGCCTGATCTTCGTGCGTTAAAATAAATACGCGCTTACCTTTGGATTGCGTTACTTGATGATAAAATCGCCCACCAGTGTAAGTGGACATGCCTTGTTGACGACCTTTAACAATAATGACGCGCACACGGCCGGTTGCAGCACGTTGCTGTTCAACCATTTTATGAAGATGTAATTGGGCTTTATTTAAGGTAAACGGTACGATATTACCGTCTTTGTCTCTGATCTTTAAACATCTTGTCGAATAGTGAATAAAATCATCACGCAATCTAATGCGTATTGCTCGCTCTCTCTCATCCATGAGAAAATCCTATGTTAATCTAACGCTTTAACTCTCTCCATAATCACATCCGCATTGACTGGCGTCAAATTATGTTGTTCGACTGATACATTGAAGTAGTTGGGGTCGTCAATATAAGAAATGATTTTACCTTGATTAAATACCGCTTCTTGGACTAATTTAGAATGCAAATGCCCATGAATATTCATCATCCAACGCTGTCCGATTCCATTGGGATGACAAGGCACATGGCTGATGATGCATCGTCGCCAGAAAAGCACACCATACAGCTTATCAAAAAAGTTAAGATAATTAGCAGTAGGGTAAGTATCATGGTTCCCCAGTATAAGCTTCTTCTTACCGCGAAGCCGTGAAGCAATTGATATATTGTGCTTGCCAAAACAAAAATCACCAACGTGATAAACAGTATCAGCGTCAGCCACCACCATGTTCCACCGTTCAATAAGGCATTCATGCATTTCTTCCAATGAAGTAAAAGGTCGAGCTTCTTGCTCGTATTTCAGAATGTTAGCATGACCGAAATGGGTATCGCTAGTAAACCAGGTTTCAGGCATTAATCACCCATTCATGGTTATGGTCAGGAACAAA